GAGGAGAGAACGCCCTAAAGTAGTTTTTGTAATTGATTCTCTAGGAATGTTATTAACACCGACTGATGTTAAACAGTTTGAAGCGGGTGACATGAAAGGTGACTTGGGTCGTAAGCCAAAGGCATTAACGTCACTTGTACGCAATACAGTTAATATGATTGGTGCGTACAACGTTGGTATTATTGCTACTAACCATACTTACGCATCGCAGGATATGTTTGATCCTGATGATAAGATTAGTGGCGGACAAGGCTTTATTTACGCTTCATCTATTGTAGTTGCTATGCGTAAACTTAAACTTAAAGAGGATCAAGATGGTAATAAAGTAACAGATGTCAAAGGTATTAGAGCGGCTTGTAAGGTAATGAAAACGCGATATGCCAAGCCATTTGAAGCAGTGCAAGTTAAAATTCCATACGAAACAGGCATGAATCCATATAGTGGATTAACTGACTTGGCAGAGAAACAAGGATTGCTAGTTAAACAAGGCAATCGCTTGAAGTATCTTCCTAAAGGAAAAGTAGAAGGCGAGGAAATTATTATGTTTCGCAAAGCATGGGAAAAGAATACAGATGGCGCATTAGATATTGTGATGAAAGATATAAGCACTGAAGATGAGCTCATAACTGAGGAAACTATAGCTGAAAATATTGAAACACATGAAGCTGATATGGAGTTATTAAAGGAGTTAGAGAGTGAGTCTTGAATTACAATTAGAGATATGGGATGTACTCCAAGAACATATTGTTGATATTAAAGATGCAGCAGATGATTTTGTGGCACTATTAATTGAGAACGGAATTGCTGGTGAAAAAATAGCCGATGCTACTACTAATGATGATATTAAAAAAGCATTACTTGATTATGATGTCGATGTAGTAGTAGAAGAAGAATACGAAGACGAAGAAGACGAGTATTAAATGGTATGTGGTATTCTAAAGTTGCACAGAATCTATCGAATATTCCTCCGTTCATTGAGTATTATAATAAACAGTTAGTTAACGCCAAGAGCGAGATAATTATAGGAGGGCATGTAGAAACTAACATAAAAGAGTTGCCAGGCATCACAGAGCAGCGATTTTATCAATTACAGGAAATAGAAGCAGTACTTGAATTTCTTAATATCGAGCTGAGGCGCATAAGGCGTAAGCATTTTAAAAAATATTTAGAAGCGTACGCACGATCATTGAGTAGCCGAGATGCTGAAAAATACGTAGACGGTGAAGATGAGGTCATTGATTTCGATTTGCTAATTAACGAAGTTGCTCTATTAAGAAACCAGTGGCTAGGAATCATGAAGGGCCTAGATACTAAACAATGGCAACTAGGGCATATTGTTAAATTGCGCACCGCTGGTATGGAAGATATAGTCGTTTAATAATGTCTAATCAACGGATGAAATTCGGAATTATAAATAATATACCTATTTATAATGCCTGGGATAATGATTTCGATATAATAAGAAATGGCCACTTTCTCGAGCTATTCGTAAATCAAATACAACAAGAAAACATTGTGATAGGTGATTTGTGCCTATTTGACTGTACTAATGAAGGTATAGGTACTACTGATATCGAAACTATGATTAATGCAATTAAGCATTATTACCCCTCCTTGGAAGTGCGAGTTCTTTTTAATGTAGTTATACATGAAGCTACTAGTTATAAGTCCGCGTGTTACCCGGAGCACATGATTGCACATTGTCACTTTGTGTCTTATATTAATTCTTTGGATATTAATTGGCAAAATTTAAAGATCAATAAGTATTTTATTTCTCTACAGCGCAGGGCATCTTTATGCCGCGTCAAATTTACTAAGCAACTTCTTAGTAAATTTGACGAAGATCAATATATTCTTAGTTGTGGTAGTCATTCAAATAGAATGTTAAATGAATTTCAGAATTTAAAAGAGGCCATACATCCATATAAATTGCCTATACTAGTAGACGGAGTGATAGATTCTGATTCCAGTCAACATTATCATAGTGAGGATTTCTTTAAATGTTTTATTAATATAGTATCAGAAACAAGTTCACAAAGCGACGATGATAGTTGGCGTGAAATATTTTTAACGGAAAAGACATTTAAGGTATTTGCGTATAGACAACTACCAATATGGGCAGCAGTACCAGGAACAGTACAAGAAGTTAGAAATCTTGGATTCGATGTATTTGATGATATTATAGATCATTCTTATGATTTAGAATATAATGAGTCTGCACGCATTATAAAGGTAGTAAAGGAACTCGAACGTTTTTGTGATAATTATACAATTGAAGAATTAAATAATTTGCGCAATGATTTATGGCAACGCATAAGTAATAATATGAATATATTAACGAATATGGAAACAATACATCGTATAAAAAAGCATAATATTATAATGGAATTATTAAAATGAGTTTTAGCTCAGCACAAGAAAGTCATTTACATAGTTTAGAAACATTAGAGTTACTATATGCTTATTCGGATTTTATGGAGAGCGTGGATAGCGTATGCGATGTAGGTTGCGGCAAAGAAGGATTAGATTTAGAGTGGTGGGCAACTCGTGAAGTTAATGAGGATGATGTGACTATTCCATTGAATATTAATTGCACTGGTATCGACACTAATGATAAATTGTTACTGACTCATGAAAGTGTATCATATATAAAACATGATTTTGAAATACCACACAATCAAAAATTTGATATAATATGGAGTCATGATAGTTTTCAATACGCAACGAATCCGTTGCTAACATTGCGTAATTGGCATGATATGTTATCAGATAATGGCATGTTAGTATTAATAGTACCAAGTACAACAAATATGGAATATAATAAGTTGGCATTTTCCCAACCTAGTTTTCATTATTATAATCATACATTAGATGGATTAATTCATATGCTAGTTGTTAATGGGTTCGACTGTAAAGCAGGTTTTTTCCAACAACAGTTTAATGATAAATGGATTAAAGTTGTAGTATATAAGAGTGATTTTGCACCTATGGACCCAAAAACTACTTCATGGTATGACATAATAGATAAAGGATTGCTACCACTATCTGCTACTGAAAGTATTAATAAATATGGATACTTGAAGCGTGAAGATTTGGTTCTTCGGTGGTTGGATTATAGTAATATTTGGTACGGACAATAATATGCAAGTAGCGTTAATAACAGGCGGCTTCGACCCACTGCACAGTGGGCATCTAGAATACATAAAAGAAGCACAGAAGTACGGCAGACTAGTAGTTGCTGTCAATAGTGATGAATGGTTAGCACGTAAGAAAGGACGTGCATTTATGCCACTGAGTGAACGCGTAGCGATACTGCGCAGTATTAAAGGTGTTAGTGACGTTGTTGTGTTTGATGATATTGACGATACAGCGTGCGACGCAATTGCAATGGCACATAGACTATATCATGGTGCAACAGTGCATTTCATTAACGGTGGCGACAGAACACAAGAGAATATACCAGAAATGAAATGCATTAGTGCCCATGCATGGCATGATGTTGAATTTCATTTTGGTGTAGGCGGAAAAGATAAAAAGAATTCTTCGTCATGGATACTTAAAGAATGGATGGCACCTAAAACAGAACGTACATGGGGTTACTACCGAGTAATACATGAAACTTCAACCCACAAAGTTAAAGAACTTACTGTGGAGCCTGGCAAAAGTTTAAGTCTACAGCGACATCAGCATAGAAGTGAATTTTGGTTTGTATCAGAAGGTGTCGCTACTGTTGAACAAGGCATAATTGAAGAAAGCGTTTTATCAATTAGGGAATTTAATAAATTCGAACAATTGACAATACCTTTAGGCTCATGGCACAGATTAAGCAATAATACAGCAGAACCAGTCAAAGTTATTGAAATACAATATGGCGAACAATGCATCGAGGAAGATATAGAGAGAATTAAATGATACGAATTTTTATAGGATATGATCCAAGTGAATCAATCGCATGGCATGTTCTCACTCATAGTATATTAACTCATAGTACAAGTCCAGTATCGTTCATCCCAGTTGCAAAATCGCATATTAAGCATTTATATGATAAGCCTAAGAAAGGCTATGAATCTACTGAGTTCTCAATGACTAGATTTCTTGTGCCGTATTTAAGTGAGTACAAAGGATGGTCTATATTTTTAGATTGTGATATGATAGTCACAACTGATATTACTGAACTATGGGATTTACAGGATGATAATTATGCAGTAATGTGCACAAAGCATGAATATACTCCTAATACAGAATATAAGTTTTTGAATCAAAAGCAGACAAAATATAATAAAAAAAATTGGTCTAGTGTCATGCTGTTTAACAACGCAAAATGTAGGCAACTGACTCCGTCAGTTGTTAACAATGAGAGTGGTATGTTTTTACATCAATTTAAATGGATTGATAATGAGGATATAGGAAGTATACCACTAGAGTGGAATTTTTTAGTAGGAGAACAGCAGGTAAGCCCCCTCTTACCAAAATTAATTCATTATACATTAGGCGGACCATATTTTAAGGATTATAATAAAGTTGACTATGCATGTGAATGGAATGAACAACTCGAATATATGAGTTATCCATTGGGCTAAACATAGTGAAAAAACAAAAACTAACTCAATGGTCAGGGTTTACTAATTGTCCTGATTTATGGTATAAATTAGAATTATATAAAACCAACAACGCACTATGGGTGATATATCATTTAGATTATGCAATATTTGTCCCAAATAGTTTTTCAACCAAATTAAAGACCCCTATTACTGTCGAGGATGATATAT